ACTTCTGTCAAAGTTAGCTCTTGTTGAGCCGCCTGTGTAGGCAATGTCCGCAAGTGATGTTGCATTAGCGTTTCTAATAACAATAGATTTGTTCATAGCTGACCCACCTCCCGCTGCTGTAGAAAGTCTGACCATTGGAAAATTAGTTGTTGTTTCGGAAGTTACACTCCCATTACCAGAAATTTTGAAAGACGCGGCGTGTCCCGTACCATCTCCGTTTATCAGTAAGACTATATTGCTATCCGCAATTGAAACATCAACATCGCTATAAATTATCAAATAATTTGAATAACCTGATAAGCCTGAAATTGTGCTAGTTGCCCCTCCTGTCGGTATTGTTCCCTGATGAATTTGAGTCCACGCTCCTGCGCCGCCCGTAGCATCTGCCCAGACTGGAACACCGGAGGCAACTGTAAGAACCTGATCCGCTGTGCCGATACCGATTCTAGAAGCTACACCGCTTGCATCTCCGGTTATGAGATCGCCCTCAGTTGTTATAGGCGAACCTAAACCAACGTATGCCGAACCGTTCCAGCTCTCATAGGCGTTAGTATCCTCCAAGTAAGTGAGCATACCTTCTACTGGGCTAGGGATTGCAGTAGTCCTAGCTGCTGCATCTGCGAAAACTATGACGCTTTGATTCATTAGAAAATTATTAAGATCGCTTGCCGGAAGTGGGAATCCGTTAGCGAATGTCTTGTATGCCATTTATGCCTCTTTCCATAGCTCTAGTCTAGTGAACCAATTGTTTACGTCTATTGTGTGAATCACCTTAGCAACCGAATAGTAGCTGTCTATGTTTAGCTCTAAGGTAACGTATTTTACGCCTAGGACTTCTCCTGGCATGATTTCTGCCGCGTGTGTCAAGTTGTTGTTTCTGTCTATTGCCGGAGTTGTAACACTTTTTACTAATCGCGTAGGGTACTGAGTGAAGACCCTATCTGCCCATACGTTTAGTTGGTCTATGTCTGTCGTATCTATCTGCACGTCTATCGCTGCTACCCCGTATAGGTCTATTGAATCTTGATCCTGCCTAATTACATAGGTTGCATCGTCTGTCTTTAGCGCGACCCTGAGCGAGTTATAAACATCATCGTATTCACCCTGGACTATAAGGTCACTCATACATAGGTGAAGATTGTCTTCGTGTGAGTTGCCGATAGTGTAAGTGCCATCTGGAATAGCGGCTGTGACCGGGCGCGGAATGAAAACAAACTCCTGAGTAGGAGGGTCTATCCAGAAGAACCCTAGTCCTACCTGTATAGCGTCTGACAAAAAGATATTGGGAATTACGTCAGTCGATAACACGCTAGGTATTCTGCCTGTTGTTTCGCTGCTGAGCGCGTACATGCTAGTACCGAAGCCCTCGGCAACCTTCTCAATTACCTCGTACGGAGACGCGTAGCCGTCTGGAAAGTCTGTAGTCGTATCAAATTCAGCTAGTCGAGTAGTCACTACTTTGTTAAAGCTATCTAAAGCTGTGATGCTGATTAGGTTTAGCCCGTCAACGGTGTAAGAAACATCTACCGTATTTATAAAGCCCGAGAAGATAACCTCGTCTAGTTCTGCTCTGTTTATTCTTACCCTGACCGGAGTGCCGGGTCTAATAGTCCTGTTGTTTGTCGGGTCGTAGGTGTAGCTCTGTAAGGCGATTGCAGCAGTAGAAGGCTGCGCCTGGAAGTAGGTCATGTTTTCTACTGTGCCGCCTAGCTCGGTCTTGACGTTTGCAACATCGCAATTCAAGTTCTGCCAGTCAAAAGCATAAGCACCTTCTGCTAGTACATCTGCGCCGCCTATTTCGCTAACCCCGATAATAAACCACCCTGCTCCGGCTAAGACGTTAGTGCCGCCTAAGTCAGAAACTCCTATGATAAATAGGTTTGCAGCGTTATCGGGTATGTAGAACTCGACCTTGAGGTCTTCTGCTATGTCAAAATCGGCTAGTAAGGTCATCTTATTATTACGTCGCTGCCCTGATCTCTAAGCGCCCTGTTCATTTCGTGAAGTAGTTGCTTACCATCTGTAGCCGCTGTGTTTATCTGAATGCTTATTGCGTTGCCGAACTGATCAAAGCGACCCCTGCCGCCCTGAGAGATGCTTCCCTGCCTAGCGAACTCTCCGCCGCCTGCTTGCATGTCGGGGGCAAACTTAATTTGGTCTGCGGCTTGTGTTGCCTTATTGCGAGCGCCTAGGAGCTGCTGAATGCCTGCAAGCTTCTGCCCAGAATTGCTACTGTAGCGAGCATCTGGCCCACCTAGTAGTAGGTCTAGCCCCTCAAAGGTTTCTTGAGCAAAGACGCTTAGGAATGTGAGCGCCTTGATTGCCTGGACTACTCCATCACCTAACCAGTTGAAAATCTGATCTGAAGTTACTTTGCCGGAGGCTATGCCAAAGGTTTGAGCGAATACATCTATTGCATCGCCGATGTACTTCATTTGTAGTTGTGCTTCGCCTGCCGGGTCTATGATTGCTGCCCAAAAGTCTTGCACTGCCGGGATAACTGTCTCTAGAATAAACCCTTGGAAGTCCTGCATTATAGGCATGAACTTTTCGCCAATTTCTGCGCGCGTGTTCTCTATCTCTGCCTTTAGTATGCGCTGCTGATTAGCTAGCCCGTCTGAGGTGTTTGCAAAGTCTCCGGTCACGCCTGAAGTTTCTTGCATTAGCAAGCTATAACGCGCTGTGACCTTCTCTGCCTCGGTCATTTGAGTTGTGCCGTCTGTGATTCCCTTTTCCAGGGCGTGAGCTTCTACCGCTGCCGCGCTTAGGTCTATGCCGTACATTCTTAGCGGTTCTGATTGCCCTGCTAGTCCAGACTGAAATTTAGCTAGTGCATCACCTACATCTAGATTAAATACTGAGGCGAAATCCGCTCCACGCTGTGAGATCTCATCAACAACCTCGACAATGTTTCCGCCTTCTCCGGCGATAGTCTCGGCGAAACTAGAAAACTGTGTAGCAATCCCAAACAACTCTGTTTTAGAAAGTCCTAGCCCTCGAGCTGCATTCTCACCTAGCTCTAGAATGCCTGCTGCTGCATCTCCGAAAGATACATCTACTGCGTTAGTTGCTTCTGAGAGATCGCTTGCAGCGTCTATAGCTTTCTTGATTTGTGTTACTGCAATTACACCTAATGCTATGCCAATGGCTGCTGTAGTCTTACCAATGTTTGCGCCTATTTTGCCAAACTTTTTGCCTAGATCGCTAAAGCTATTACTCGCGCCTTTAGTAGCTTTGGCAAGATTTTTATACTCTCCCAGTATCTCTACATTTAGCACTAAGCTCATTTGCTTCTTCTCCTATGTACCTCAGTTGCAAAGGCTAAGTATTCTGTCCCTGTAAGCTTTCTATACTCACTAGGGCTAACACCTGTAGCTATGACGAACTCTGCCATTTTCTTAGCATGATCTTCAGCTACTTTTTTCCTTTTGGGTCTGTCGCTCCGAGCATTCCTAAGGCTTCCTTTTGAGTAACTGCCTCAGTATCCTCGAATTTGTAATTAGGGTTATCTTGCTTCATCGCTACATAATAAAGAACTCTGAGCGCCCTGCCCTTAGGCTGACCGTCTGCAAAGATTTCGTCTATGCTGCGACCTACTAGCAGCTCTATTTCTTCAACTTGCCCCAGTGTCATTTCATCGAAATTCATCATCTGTGATTACATCTTCCCTGTTTTTTGATAGTTCTCTGTAATTAGTTTTTCTAGCTGCTTGAAATAGGTATCGTAGATTTCTTCTCTAGTGTAACCGAGTGCCTTAGTAAAGAATGGCTGCGGCCTAATGTGTCTTTTGTACCAACCCCAATGTATAGGGTTTGCATACTGAACGCCTGAAGCGCCGCTCCTGTTGTTACCAGCGCGGATAGTAATCTTGCTTGAAGCTGTCGAGCCTATTCTTATGCTGTCGCGTAGGTTTCCAGTTTTGACCGGGACTAATCCCCTGGCTTCGTTTACAACCAATTGACCGGACTCTTGCCCTGCCTTTTTGATTTCCTCTTTGGGCGCTCCAACATTCTTTAGCGCGCGAGTTATCTCCCGAAGGTTAGTAACTTTTACGCCGGACTCGACAGCCATAATTAAGCGGTTACTACCGATACCCCAAAGTACTGATCTGCATCTGCATCGTTAGGAGTAGTAACAACCCTAAGGGTTACTGAGAAGGTTGAAGTCTCGTTAGAGTTCAGGCTTAGCGGAGGAATCTCGTTGAACTTGACCACGCCTGAATAGTGAGGCTGTTCGGCTGAAGCCGCGGCGTTTCCGTTAGGCGCGATTACAAAAGTAGCGGTTGTACCAAAGTTAGACCAAAGAACGCGATAGAGAGAAGTAGCATCACCTGAGGTAATACCTTCAAGGGCTAATGCCCATTCTCCGCCTACACGCTGCTCGCAGAAGGTTTGAACATCTCCAGGAGCATCTCCTAGGGTTAGCTCTACCATAGTGGCGGCGCAGGCGTATTCCACATCTGCGATTAGGAACTTAATGTTCTCTGCGACAATTCGTGTGTTAGTCATTTCATGACCTTTCTAAATAGTAATTTCTAGCTCGAGTGAGATGTTTGCCGATAGGTACTCGGCGTTATTAGTTTGTAGATTGTAAGGCTCATTTACTCGAATCACTCGAGCGTATC